TAGTTATTACTTGTTATGATGATTTAGCAACTGCAATAACAACATCTTCAAGAATTACATTAATTCCTGATCCACGCAGTGGGCAAATTGTTCAAGCCGCTACCACTACAGGCGCTACACTAGGTGTAACTGTTGTTGATATGGCAGCAAGTGCATATGGTTGGTTTGCAGTATCAGGTCCGCAAGCTGTATTGACTTCAGGAACACTTGTTGTTGGTAACCATGCCGTGCCCTTAGGCGCAGCAGGTGCCGTAGGGCCCGCCGCAGGAGATGTGATACAAGTAATCGGTACAGTTATGATAGTTAACGTAACTACTGATTATTCCTTAATCAACCTTACGGGTATTATCTAGGAGTAATTTATGGCTGGTTCTGATGTAATTGCAGTAAATATTACAGCCGATACAGTAGCTTTAGATGCTGATGGAATCTCAGTAGCCGCCTCAGTTGGAAATAACGCAGCACTTACTATAGGTGGTGCGTTAGCTTCTGGCGGTGCGGTTGCACTTAGCCACGGAAGAATAGTGACTATTCTTTCTGCTGGGAATGATGCAGCTAAATCGTTTACTGTTACGGGAACTGATGTTAATGGGGATGCTCAAACAGAGTCCATTACAGGTGCTAATGCAGGAACTGCTACTGGAACAAGTTACTTTTTAACTATATCTGGCATATCAGCGGTGGGCAACCCAGCAGGTAATGTCTCAGCCGGGGTTAACGCTTCAGCCGCCGATGTTATATTTACGGGCAGAGCTCGGTTTCAAGGGGTTAACTTGGTGTGTACCGGTACAGCCGGGGTGTTAGATTTTTTAACTACTTCGCCTACAGGTACTTCCTTGTATAAACTTGGAACAGTAGCTAGTGCTACGGTAACTCGGGACGTAACTATTCCCGATGAAGGTATGGTTTTTTCTAGCGGTATTTATGTGCAATACACGGTTTCAACATTTAACACTATGACGGTATTTCATGCTTAGAGGTTAGGGTACATTATGAGCCACATTTCTTCTTATACGGGATTAGAAAAAGAAATTTGCGACGAAATTAAAGCTTGGTCGGAATATGCTTTAGAAGCACCTAATGAAGAATGTGGCAATTTACCCGTTTGTGCTTATGCAAAGCAATCTTGGAAGGATAAAAAAGTTGGTTTTTCTTTTAAGTATTGTCCGGGTTACCAACCTTTATATACATTAATATCTACTTTTGACGATTCCTTAGATGTAGCCGTGCTAGTTGATTTAAGTTACGACGATGATGCAGAAAAATTTCATCAATATTTAGTTGATTTAAACGAAGCTATTTCAAATGGTTTTTTTATACAGAAAGACGTTTGGGTTATGGGTTTTCACCCGGATGATGATTTAAACGAAGTTATAGACGACGGCACTTTTGAGCCAATGATTGAAACTGAGTATGCTATGATATTCATACAAAAGTTAAGTAAATTACAAAAAGCGGCAAAAAAATTAAAAACTACAGGGTACTACAAACATTTTTTTGATGATGATAACGCCCCACATGTTTTTGAATTAAGGGAACATTTTTACAACAAACTCACGCAGGAGAGTTTCTCATGAACAGAAGTAGTGTTAATTTAGGTAATGGCGCTGTTAAAAAAACCGGCGTTAAAAAAAGAATGGCTGGCGGCGGAATGGTTAAAAAAACCGGCGTTAATAAATTTCGCGGTGGAGGTTTAGTTAAAAAAATGGGCGTTAAGAAATTTCGCGGTGGCGGAATGGTTAAAAAAACCGGCGTTAAGAAAATGGCTATTGGTGGCATAGTTGCTGGGGTTGGAAGGACTATTGCTAAAAAAGTTGGCGAAAAAGGGGTTAAAAAGCTAAGTGCTGCCGCAAAAATGCTTAAAGATATGGGTAAAGGCGCAGCAAAAGCAACTAAATCAACTAAACGTAAAGGCCGACCGCCTAAAAGTAAATTTGCAAAAATTAAAAGCCGCGTTAATTTAGGTCAAGGCGGTCCTTTATCTATTGCGGAAGCATCCGCTTATACAGCGGGTGGTGTGGCACTTGGTGCTTCGGGTAAAGATAAAAAGAAAAAAAAGAACGCTTAAATGGCTACTTCATCTTCTTCCAATTTTGAACTAGACGTAGCAAGTTACGTAGAAGAGGCTTTTGAGCGATGTGGCTTAGAGGTTCGTACTGGATATGACTTAAAATCAGCCAAACGTTCTTTAAACTTAATGTTAGCTGATTGGGCTAACCGTGGCTTAAATCAATGGACGGTAGAACAAACGTCTATCCCGTTAGCTTCTAATGTAGCTAATTATCCAGGCGGTACACTTTCTATAACAGTAGGGACTGTTAACGCTTTTACTGTGGGTGAAACTATTACAGGTGTAACCAGTGGTGCTACCGCTTCAATAACAAGTGCTACTTCTGCTACTGTTTTTGCTATAACCATACCTTCAGGGACATTTGTTGCGGGTGAAACTATTGCAGGTGAAACAAGTGATGCTGCTACAACTGTAACTTCTGCGGTCGATTTAAGCACGGTACAAAAAACTATTGATATCTTATCCGTAGTAATTACTCGCGATGGCACAGATTATGGGTTAACCCGTTTAAGCCGTAGTGAGTATTTAAACATACCGAATAAGTCTCAAACAGGTAGACCCTCTCAGTTTTTTTTAGACCGTCAAATAGCGCCTACGTTAAAACTTTGGCCGGTACCTGAAAATATCACAGACATTGTTAAGTTTGATCGTTTAGTACGTATGGACGATGCAGACGACTACACCAATACTTTGGAAATACCTTTTCGTTTTTACCCCTGTTTAGCGGCAGGTTTAGCTTATTATTTAGCAATAAAACGTGCCCCGCAACGAATAGAACTTTTAAAAGCTATTTATGAAGAAGAATTTAGTAGAGCGATGGAAGAAGATCGAGATCGAGCTTCGTTAAGAATAACGCCGAGTTTTAGTTATTATGGGGGTTAATTGTGGCTAAATACGCTGTTGGAAAAAAAGCTTACGGAATATCAGATCGCTCTGGTTTTCGTTATCCTTTAAATAAGATGAAAAAAGAATGGACAGGAATGTTGGTGGGTTTTGATGAGTTTGAGCAAAAGCATCCCCAACTAAAACCGGTACGCAGTTTTTCTGATCCGCAAGCGTTAAAAAACCCTAGACCTGACAGAGTAGAGCCTATTGTTACTTACGTAGCTACACCGGTCTTGTCAGAAAAAACATTTACACCAATAAGGGCTTTTACTGTTATTGGTCAAGTTACGGTGGTTACAGCATGAGTTTTACATATGCGTCTTTAAAAACAGCTATTCAAAATTACACAGAAAATGATGAAGCTACTTTTATTGCAAATTTAGATGTTTTTATAAAAAACACCGAAGAAAGAATTTTAAAAAATAATCACTTAAGTGTTTTTAGAAAAAATGCTACGGGAACAATGACGGCTTCTAATCAATATTTAAACAGCCCTACTGATTTTTTAGCTCCGTTTTCGCTTTCTATTACTTCAAGTAGCTTAAAAACTTTTTTAGATTTTAAAGATGTTAATTTTATACAAACTTTTAGTCCAGACAGCACGGCTACAGGGGTGCCCCGTTATTATGCTCAATTTACGGTAAGTTCTTTTGTTATAGGCCCTACTCCAGACAGCAACTATACCTCTGAACTCCACTACTATTACCGTCCGGCTAGCTTAACGGCTGGCTCTGATGGTGGGACTACGTGGCTAAGTATAAACGCTACGCAAGCAATGCTGTACGGTTCTCTTATAGAAGCGTATACTTTTATGAAAGGCGAACCGGATGTTTTGCAAGAGTACGAAAAACGATTTTCAGAGGCTATGATTTCCATTAAAATGTTAGGTGAATCTAGGGAAACTACGGATGAATATAGAACCGGGAAAGTCATACGGGATAAACAGTAAGGAGTTACCGTGGCAGAATTAACCGTAGCACAAAAAAGAAAACTAATAAGAGAATTAAAAAAAGCTTCTAAATTGCATGCTAGACAAGCATTACAAATAGAAAAATCTTTAAAAAAGAAACAATAGGAATTTATATGTTTAGTGTTGAAGTAAAGGCAAATGTAAATGGTGTAAATGTTCATACTACTGAAAACAGAGGGTTTACACCTGAAGAAATTGCGGCTAGAGCAGTAGAAAAAATAGTTTCAATTTCTGACGAAGTTGATCCAATGGTAAAAGCTCAAGCCGAAGCTTTTAAAAGTAAAGTTTACCATGTTATTGTATTAGCATGTAAAGATGCAATAAATAGCGACAGAACCACTATGTGTAATCTTTTTTCACAACAAGGTCATAAAGATATGGCTGATATTTTAAGGAGTCTATAATGGCTATAACGCAAGCTATGTGTACCTCGTTCAAGAGCGAACTGCTTCAAGGCATACACAATTTTCACAACGGTTCGGGTGGTGGGACTACCACTACCACAGGTAGTGGTAATACCTATAAAATTGCACTTTATACAAGTAGTGCAACTATGTCAGCTTCTACAACCGCTTATGCTACAACAAATGAAATTTCAGGTACAAACTACACGGCAGCAGGAAATACATTAACTAATGTTGATCCAACTGCAAGTGGTACTACTGCTTTAACAGATTTTGCAGATACAACATGGTCTACCGCTACTATAACTGCTAGAGGAGCTTTAATTTACAATTCTTCTGCAGCAGCAGGAACCGCCGGTAGAGCCGTTGCAGTTTTAGATTTTGGCGGAGATAAGACAAGCACATCGGGAGATTTTACAGTACAGTTTCCTGCAGCCGATGCTAGTAACGCTATAATTCGTATTGCCTAGGAAGTTAGATGGCTACCGGTTGGGGTAGAAGTACCTGGGGTGACGATAAGTGGGGGGTTACCTC